GTTTATTCCGCCTAAGCCCTATGAGTCGTGGGTGTTGGACGAGACGACGTGTCTCTGGGTTGCGCCGGTGGATATGCCGGATGACGGGCAGGATTACACCTGGGATGAGTCTGTGGGTGAATGGGTCGTCAGTGAATGATCCAGTTATACAACCCCTGGCCCGAGCCGTACACGATTAACGCCCGGAGTCCATTTGGACCCCGCAGGCATCCAATCACAGGCAAAATGTCATTCCATCACGGAATTGATGTAGCCGCACCGACAGGGACACCGTTAATTGCTGGTACTGACGGCACGGTTGCCCATAAAGGATCTGGTGCTTCAGGTGGTTACACTTTGCTTATCCGACACGCAGGCAACTGGCATACCGTGTATTACCATTTGCAGAAGCCGTCCCATCGGCATGTAGGTGAGCAGGTGAAAGCTGGCGACCTTGTCGCTCACGTGGGTAGTACGGGCCGGTCGACAGGGCCCCATCTTCACTTCGAAGTCCGCCGCAGTAGGGCGTGGGGTGATACGGAGGATCCTGAAAAGTTTTTAATTGGTCCGTTCCGTTCACGTGCGAACGCGGATAATGAGCCAGTATCGTCGCCCGCGGATACGCGACCTCGTCGTCGACGTGTGCGGATGCCGTCTTTTGGTATTAGTGGGCGTTTAAAAGCGATGGATGTTCGTGCGGTGGCACGATTTATGCGAGGCCGGAGATGAGTGAAAATAACGGAACCGGAGGTGTTCGCATTACGACAAAAGATATTTTTGAAGAAGTGCAACGCCAAGGCCGCCTGCTGGAAAAAATAGCTAATAGTTTACCCGATACGGAGACTCAAGTGTCTGATCATGAGCAACGTTTGCGGAAACTCGAACAACGAATGGGTTGGATTTTTGGTGGTCTCGGCCTCCTGTCGGCCCTTGTTGGCGTGTTTTCGTTCAGCGTAGGTCAATGAAACCTGACCCCCAAGACCGGTGGAAAGTGCGCCGTCGCCTCATTTTCGGCGCGGCTGTTTTTGGTGCGTTAATGATTCTTGCTGGCGGTATTGGTTTGTTTGGCGACAAGTTTACGGGGGAACTCGTGTATGGCGGTGTTACAATTATTAGTGCTGTGCTGTCCGCATATGCAGGTTTTGCCACGTTCGACGATAAATGGCAAGGAAACGGAGAAAACCCCGATGGATGAGTTTGAAATTGCGAAATGGTGGACGGCTGAACGTCGTGCCTGGCTGTACAAGGTTGCTGTTGCCGCAGTGCCGTTAATGATTGCTGTCGGCTTGGTCACGGGTGACATGGCTCAGTTGATTCTGAACGTGCTGTCTGCTGTGCTTGGCGTGTCGGCAACAGGTATGGCGTTGACTAATGTGACGCCCGACAGCGTGTTTAAAATTGCTGTCGAGGTTGAAGAAGACGGGGATGGCGAAGCAGAGTAGGCTTGCTCTTTTCGTCACCGTCTACGATCGTCCAGAAAACCTTCGTAAAACATTAGATTGTTTAAACAATCAAACACGTCACGATTTTGACTTATTTATTGTTAACAACGCTTCTTTTGATGTGGAATCTTTAATTGACGAAGAATGCACGATTGTTGATATGGGCAATAAATATCGTCATTTTGGTCGATATTTTGCTGCACAACAATACGCAAAAAACTATGACATTGTGATGTTTTTGGATGATGACATTATGGTCGATCCGCATTACATTGAAGAAGCTTATAAACAGTTTGATAACGAATGTGTGAAATCGTTTTGGTCGTTTAAATTAAATACTGATTATTGGGACAGGGTTCGTTTAACGGGCGACATGGAAGGCCACTATTGTGGTGCTGGTGGGTTGCTTGCTCCAGCAGAATTATTTGCTATACAAGAATTGTATGATTGTCCTGAAGAGTATTGGATCATGGACGATATTTGGTTAAGCCATGTCATCCTTGCGCACACTAATTATCGAATTAAAAATTTCAAAATTCTTTTTCGCTTCCTTGACGACAATAAAGCGACGTATAAAAAAATTCGTCAGCAAAAAAGCGATATGGCGAAAAAGTATTTAATTCCCTATTTATAGAATTCTGCAATAGGAACTAGAGCTTTTTTAGATAATTGGAATCGGGTGTGCTGCTCGTAGCGTCCGCTTTGATAAAACACGGGTGTTTCAACAGCGTAAACGTTCCAATACTTTAATGTCTCTGCCCGCATTTTGTCTTGGTTTGTTTCCATGTTAATGAATATGGGAATCCGAGTTGCGAGGAAACGTGCATAATCGTGGTTAATGTACAGGATGGCGTGGGCGGTTAACATGTTGTATAGGCGATACAGTGTGGGGGAGACGGGTTCGGCTGAAATGGCGCTTACATGGCCTTTACCGTTTTTTAACCCCCATGTCGATAAACCTAAATATACGGCGTCCGTGTTTTCGGGAAAAACAAATTTATGTTTGGCGCTAAAAATTCTGACGTCATCTTCGAGAATGATGAAAGGGCCAGAACATTCAGATAATGCTTTTTCTAACGCTTTTACGTGTGCTTGTGCAACGTTGGTAACTTTTTTGCCGCCAGAAACTCCTGGCACTTTAATGATGTTTTTGAATCCTTTAGATCGAAGGATTGTGTAGTTTCCTTCAGTATTCTTTTTGGGTGAGGCAATAAAATAGACGGGTATGTCTTTAATGTCGATAATGTCGGTGTCCATTACTCCCCACTTGTTTTATCCTACTGACAACTATCGCACATTAATGCTTCCATTGGGTCTACCGGGCACTGGTATCCGTTAACGACGTCGTTTTCCATGTTTTACTCATTTCTACGCTAAACTTCTCGGTGGAGAATAATGAAAATACTTTTTTTGGACCTTGAGACGTCACCAAACCTGGCATACGTGTGGGGTCTGTGGCAACAGAACGTGTCGATCAACCAGATGGTTAACTCGACAGAGGTTATCTGTTTTGGTGCCCGCTGGTATGGTCAGCGGAAAGTCCATTTTAGCTCAGTTCACCATGACGGTAAAGCTGAAATGCTTAAAGCTATACATGAGCTTTTAGATGAGGCTGATGCTGTCGTGGGGTGGAATAGTGCTGCATTTGATATGAAGCATTTGCGTCGTGAATTTGTGGAAAATGGTATGCATCCGCCGAGCCCGACGAAAGACATTGATTTGATGCGGGTGGCAAAGCAACAGTTTAAGTTCCCGTCGAACAAGCTTGACTATGTGGCTCAAAAGCTTGGTGTGGGTAGGAAAGTGAAACATTCGGGTTTTGAGTTGTGGGTTGGTGCGATGGCGGGTGAGGATAAAGCTTGGCGAGAAATGAAGAAATACCAGATCCAGGATGTCAATTTGCTTGTTGATTTGTATGAAAAGTTTTTGCCGTGGATTAAATCACATCCGAACCATGCGATTGAGGGCATGTCGTGTGTGAACTGTGGTTCAGCGCATTTGCAGTCTCGCGGGGTGACGAAAACGACGACGGCCGTATATCAGCGGTATCAATGCCAGTCGTGTGGTCGGTGGATGCGTGACAATAAATCACTTATGACGAGTAAAATGAGGCCAGACAACTAGGAGGCAGTTGTGACTATTCCTACTGGCGCGATGGGCGGCAGCCCATTCCGCGACGTGTCCGAATTGTCGGATAATCCGACAGGTGGTTTTTTGCCGGATGAGAACGAGAAACCTCCGGCACAAGTTGTTGACGATTTTCACACGTATAGCGATGTGGATGCTCGTCAAGAATCGCAGCATCACACGTTGGGGTCAAACCCGACGCAGGCGTCCCCGGGGGATCATACGCATGATGGTGGTGATTCTGCGTTGCTGTTGGAGGGCGAGACGATTTCTGGTTCGCGTGCGTCTGATGCGTGGCGTTTGTCGGTAAATGCGATTCTTGTACGTTTAGGTGCTGTCGATAACTCTACGCCGTAATGCCTACTAAGCAAAAGCAACCTACTCCAACAGAGCTGCTTCAGCTTGCCATTTCTGAGCTTGACCAAAGCATTAATAAGCCAAACATTCTTAATTATGGTGAAAAGGATTACCCGGAGCAGTTACGTTTTCACCAATCTAAAGCACGCGGACGGTTTATTTCTGGAGGTAACCGTGGAGGAAAAACCGACGCCGAAGTCGTTGAGTCTATCTGGTGGGCAACTAATACTCACCCATATCTTGAGCGGCCAGCTTATTGGGGCAGTGGACCGGTACAGCTCCGTTTTGTGGTCGTCGATGTAGCGAAAGGTATTGAGCAGATTATTCTGCCGAAAATGAAGCGGTGGATTCCGCGTTCGTATCTTGTCGACGGTGATTGGACGAAAAGCTGGGATAGTACGAACTATATTTTGACGTTTGAAAACGGTTCGACGATTGATTTTGTCACGTGGGGTATGGACATGATGAAGCTGGGTGGTGTGCCCAGGCATGGCATTTTTTTCGATGAGGAACCGCCTCAGCATATTTTTAACGAGTCGATGATGCGTCTAATCGACTACAACGGTTTTTGGGTGATTGCGGCCACTCCGACGAAGGGTATGGGGTGGACGTTTGATTTGCTGTGGGAGCCCGCAAAAGAGGGTAAGACGGAAGATATTGACACGTTCACCCTGTCGGCTGAGCAGAATCCGTATATTGAAGCTGACGATAACGACATGAATTTTTACATGATGGGTATGGATAAAGAGGAGCGTGAGATCCGTGAAAAGGGTAGTTTCGTGGCTCGTAGTGGTTTGGTGTTTCCTGATTTTGCTCAAAATACTGAACGTTACATTGTAGATTTTAACCCGGCAGATGTGCCGCCAACGTGGGCAATTTATGCTTCTGTCGACCACGGGTTAAATAATCCGACGGCGTGGCTGTGGCATGCGGTGTCGCCACAGGGCGACATTGTGACGTTTGCGGAGCATTACCAGTCAAATATGGTTGTTGCAGAGCATGCGAATTTTGTGAAGCAGCGGGAAATATCGTGGGGTAAAAAGCCGGACGATATTGAACGGATGGGTGATCCGGCGATGCGACAACGTAATGGTGTGACGGGTACGAGCATTGTGCAGGAGTATGCGTTGAATGACGTGTATATCAATGTAGAAAATATCCCGCACGATGTGATGATCGGTATTGAAAAAATGCAGGCGTATTTCCGTATTCGGGACGACAGTTATTGGGGTGTACAACGGCCTAAATGGGTTATTTCTCGTAACTGTGCCAATTTTATTCGGGAAATGAAGAAGCTTCGGTGGGCGTCGTACAGTTCGGACAAAATGTCGTACGAAATGAATAAGCAGGAAGTGGTGCATAAGAAAGATGACCACGCTTTTGACTCTGCTCGTTATTTTGCAACGACACGCCCCGATTTGAAGCCGTATGTGGACAGGTTGGCTACAAAAGACAAGCCAACTACGCTAAGCTATGAGGAGATGTGGTTGAAGCTGCGTAACGATCCTGATGTGACGTTTGCAGATGATCGCAGCACAGAGGACGGTCCTTTGTGGATTACTGAAGTAGATTATGGAGCGTTAGCATAATGAGCCGATTTCATCTTGTGCAGGCACCTCCGCGTGAGCCCGGACATTGTTGGATCACAAAAACAGCTGTAGGTCCTTTCATTGACACTGGTATTGACTTGAGTGTGAAAGTTATTGACCGTGGACGTATCTACATTTCTGTCGATGCGTTGCGGGAAATGGCACAAGTCGCTGGCTTGTTCGATGAGGAAGAACCGAAAACTGTCGGGCTACAACGTAAAAAGTGGTACGACGAAGGATATAACGACGCAATGAAGGAGTTTTCAAATGAGTCTGTCAATCGTTTTATTGAGCACGTTAGCCGTAATTCTGTTGGGGTTACTGGTAACGCAGCAATGGTGGCATCAGAGAGTCATTTCACGACTGCTGGAGCAGCAGTCCCTCAACCTGAAGACGTTGCAACACAGCCACTACCAATCATTGAAGAATCTGACGGAACTGAACAGCAAAGCGCAGAACCTTCTGTCGTCGAAGGATCCGTTAGCGTTCCAGCAGATTCAAGCAATGAACGAAACTACCGACTATAGTGGATATAGCGATTATGATCCGTCGGACGAGGCAGAGCTAGAACGTATCGCTAAACGTAACCCGAACTTGGCAGCAGGAGAAGACATAGATGGCCGAGAAGCCCGACAGTTATTCGCAGAACTTACAGGCATCGATCCAGAGTTCTACGGTAATTAAATTACCCGAGGACGGGCTTAACATTGATAAATACCGCCAGTCGAAAGAGGCGCAGAATCTTGTAGCGTGGGTGCAGTCTGAGTGGACGAAAGCGAAGACTGCCCGTAGCCAAAAGCAACTGCAGTGGTTTAACAACATGTCCATGTTTTATGGACACCAGTGGGTTGAACAGACTCGTGGTAATTTCCCGGAGGATCATCGGGATAAGTTGTTTACGCCTCGTAAGCCGTACTATCACCAGCGTAAAACGATTAACCGTGTCAGGTCGTATGTGCGGTGGGAAATGTCGAAAATGTTGTCGTCGTTTCCTACTGCGCAGGCGATTCCTTCATCTAGCGAGGATGAAGACCAGAGAGCTGCGTTTGCTGCTGAGCAGGCGTGGACGTCGATTAGTGAGTCGAAGAAACTACGTCACCACATGTCTCGTGCGATTTGGTGGACGATTGTTACCGGCAACGGGTTTTTGAAAACGCATTGGGACACAACTTGTTTGGACCGCGTGTCTGGCGAAATGGGCGATATTAAATATGGGAATGTGACGCCGTTTCACTTGTTTGTGCCGGATATTCGTGAGCAGGATATTGAAGACCAGCCGTTTGTGATTAACGCTTACACTAAACCTGTCGAATGGGCTCAGCATTATTTTGCTGCCGAGTTGGGTGATATCAAGCTTTCACCGTCGACAAGTGCAGCAAACCAGATTCTTGACGAGGCTTACCTAAACTTGGGTAACAGTAAAGCCCCAGACAGTGTGATTGTGTATGAGACGTGGGTGAAGCCGGGTGCTCACAAAATGATGCCTAATGGTGGTGTCATTATTACTGTCGACGACGTGCTGATTAGTGTGTATAAAGAAGGTTTCCCGTACCAGCACAACATGTATCCGTTTACTAAGTTTGAGCACATTCCGACAGCAACGTTCTATGCTGACAGCCCGATTGTGGACTTGTCGCAGTTGCAGAAAGAATACAACTCACTGCGTTCAGAAATCAGCGAGGCTGGTCGTCGTATGGCTAAGCCTCAGCTGATTGCCCCGCAGGGCAGTATTGTTCCAT